TGGCCCGCCCGGAGCGGCAGAACACGTTTCGGCGGCTGTACTTGAACCAATGGACCTCGGCGAACTCGCAGTGGATACCGATACGCGACTGGGACGCCTGCCGCGACGAGTTTCCGGACTTGACGGGTGTGCCGTGCTTCGGCGGCCTTGACCTTGCCAGCGTCCGCGACCTTACGGCATTCGCGCTGTGCTGGCCGTATCAGGGCAAAGTGTACTATCGAGCATGGGGATACATCCCCGAGCAGGCCGCGCGCGACAAATCGCTCTCTGACGGCGTCCGCTACGACCTCTGGGCCGACGACGGGCACGTGCGGCTGACGCCGGGGAATGTGGTCGATTGGCGGCACGTTGTCGCGCACATCACGGACTTGGCGCGGGTATTCAACATCCGCGCGATTGCCTACGACCGCTGGGGAGCCCGCGACACCGCACAGCAGTTGATGGACGCGGGGATTAAGGTCGTCGAGTTCGGGCAGGGGTACGGGTCGATGTCCCCGGCCAGTAAACGCTTCGAAGCTTTGATCCACGAGCGCAACCTAGTTCACGACGGAAACCCGCTGTTTCGCTGGTGCGTCGACTGCACCGAAATCAGCACCGACCCGGCCGGCAATATCAAGCCGATTCACTCCGACAGACGCCGCGAGTCCAGCCGCAACGACCTCGTCATCGCGGCTGTCATGGCGACCGGCATTTGTGTTCAGGACGTGCGGGCTGAGCGCAGCGTGTACGAAGACATGACGCCGCTGACGATCAGTTGGTAGTGCCGCGAAAAAAATACCCGTGCTACAGTTGACAAAATTCGTGCTACGCTGTTAGCACGACTCGAAAGTTTCGTGCTACCGCAACATGAACGCCTTCGGCCGACTGATGGTAAAACTCGGAGCCACCCCGCCGCCAGATAGCGACTTCTGGTACAAGCCCGTCAACGGCTCCAAGTGGTTCGTGAGCACGGACTCCGCCATGCGCATCACCGCTGTTTGGGCTTGCGTCCGCGTGATCGCCGAGTCCATCGGCAGCCTGCCCTGCGGCGTGTTCCGGCGCACGGCTGACGGGCGGCAGTTGGACCGGAATCACCCGCTGTACTACCTGCTGCACGACGCGCCTAACGACGACATGAGCGCCTTTGAGTTCTGGGAACTGGCCGCGAAGTGCCTCTGCCTCCACGGCAACTTTTACGCCCGCATCGTCACGAATATGCGCGGCGATGTTGTGCGCCTGGTGCCATTGTCGCCAGCCGGGATGCGCGTGGCGCGGGACCCGGAGACGGGCGTTCTTGTGTACACCTACGCCAACCAGATGTACACCGCCTCCGACATCCTCCACATCCCCGGCTTGGGCTACGACGGCGAGGACAATCTCGTCGGGCATTCGCCCGTCTCGTACATGGCGCAGGCGCTGGGCATGACCCAGGACGCCGAAGGCTACGGGGCGAACTTCTTCCGCAACAACGCCACGCCGCCGTCGTATCTCACGGTCCCGCAGGCGCTATCGAACGAAGCCCGCAACAACCTGCAGACGTGGCTGATGTCCAACTTTGGCGGCGTTCGCAACGCGGGCAAAATCGGCGTGCTGGAGCAGGGCGCGGAAATACGGTCGGTCTCGATCAATCACCGGGATATGCAGTTCCTGGAGCTGAGGCAGTATCAGAAGGCCGACATCTGCTCGATCTTCCGCGTGCCGCCGCACATGATCCAAGACCTGACCCGCAGCACGAACAACAACATCGAACACCAGGGCATCGACTTCGCAACGCATACGATTCGCCCGTGGCTGGCGCGAATCGAGAAGCGGATTAACATGCAGCTATTCGGGCCGCGCGAGGCCGAGACCTACTATGCCGAATTCAACATGGACGCGCTCTTGCGCGGCGACGCGGCCAGCCGCGCCACGTTCTACAGCGCGATGCGAAACATCGGCGTCCTAAACGCGAACGAGATCCGCGCGAAGGAAAACCTGAATCCGTACGACGGCGGCGAAAAGTATCTGGTGCAGGGCGCGATGATACCGGTTGACCAAGCGGGGGTGAGGCAGTGATCGAAGACATGAAGATTCAGTTGGCCGGCCAGCTACTCGCGCCGATGCCGATGCCGGAGGACGACGACGAAGAGCCGAAGGCCGAAGGCCCGCGGCGCCGCGAGGTGTTGTTTTATTCGGGCGCCACGGTCGAGCGGTTCGACTTCTGGACGGGCGAAAGCTGGAATCTGCGCTTTGACCTGGACTCCGCCGACCTTTCCGCGCTGTCTGCCGGCGCACCCGTTCTCGACGGCCACATGGCCCACGAAACCGAGTACGTGATCGGCGTGGTCGAGTCCGCCCGCCGCGCAGACGACGGCTACCGAGCCGTTTTGCGGTTCAGCAACCGCGAAGACGTCAATGGCACCTGGCAGGACATCCAGGACGGCATCCTGCGCAACGTAAGCATGGGCGTTCAGATCGGCGAGCTCGTTGTCGAGTCGAAGCCCGGTGCCGATGTAAAGCAGTATCTGGCGAAGAAGTGGAAGCCTTACGAAATCTCGGTCGTGCCCATCGGCGCGGACCCGAATGCCAAGATCTTATCGACGAGTTTGACGGCCGCGCCGAGCGCGGACCAGCAAAGAGCCCAGTATGAACTGGCGCTGCGGATGCGGCGTTGGCGAGTGCTGGGGAAATAGGGGGAACGATGACGAAACGAGAGCTACTCTCTCAGGTCTCCGCGCTCGAAACCGAGTACAGCGCGGTTCTCGCCGCTTCCAGCGGTGCCGCCGATCCGGTGGCGCATCTGCAGGCGGTCGACGCAAAAGAAAACGAACTTAAAACCGTCCGCGAGCAACTTGCTGCGGTCGAGGCTCTCGAAGCCCGCGCCAAGGCAAACGTGACTCGTGAGCCTGCCCGCGTCACCAGCGACAACGAAGCGGCCCGCCCGTTCGAGAGTGTCGGGGAGCAGCTGGCGGCTATTGCGTACGCGCAGAGCCCGCGCGGAGCCTTCCAGGGGCTCGGCGGCCAGATCGATAAGCGACTGTTCGGGCAGAACCTGACGGCCTCGGGCGCGTCGGCTGCGGTTCCGGCTGACGGTGGCTTTGCCATCGGCACCGAGTTTTCGACGGCGCTTCTTCTGAAGGCCCGCGAAACGGCGCGGATCTTCCCGCTTTGCACCAATATCCCGATCGGCGAAGGCAGCGACTCGCTTGAGCTGCCGTACATCGACGAGACGAGCCGCGCCAACGGTTCTCGCTGGGGTGGCGTGCAGGCCTACTGGACGGGCGAAGCTGATGCGCCGACCGCCACCAAGCCGAAGCTGTCTCGTCACGAGATCCGTCTCGAATCGCTGAAGTGTCTGGCCTATGCTACCGAGCGTTTGCTTCGCAACGCTCCCGCGATGGCGACGGTGTTTGAAAATGCGTTTGCTTCCGAAATCGCGTTCAAACTCGACGACGCCATTTGGCGCGGCGACGGCGTCGGCAAACCGCTCGGCTTCTCAGTGCAGAACTACGGCGGCGCCCTGATGGTCTCGGTCGCCAAGAAGACCGGCCAGGCCGCCGATACGTTTGTAATTGAGAACGCTACTTCGATGCTGTCCCGTCTCTACCGCGAGCCCGGCGACCGCATCGTTTGGCTTTGCAATCCCGACACGATCGGCCAGTTCCCGCTTCTCACCGTGGGCCAACAGCCGGTGTTCCTGCCGAACAACAGCGTCGCCGGCTCGATTCAGTACGGCACGTTCCTCGGCTTCCCGGTCATCCCCGTCGAACAGGCCGAAACGCTCGGCGACAAGGGCGACGTGGTGCTGGCGAACCTGTCGAAATATGTCGTCATCACGCAGGGCGGTCTACGCGCTGCGCAGTCGATGCACGTTCGGTTTATTTACGACGAGATGACGTTCAAGTGGTCCATCGACGTCAACGGCCAGTCGTCGGTCAAGCAGCCCATTACTCCGTTTAAGGGCTCCAACACTTTGTCGCCGTTCGTAACGGTCGACGCTCGCGCCTAACAAGGAGGAACCAATATGATCCCGTACGAACTTCTAAATAACCTCCACTTCGTCAAAGGCCTCGATCCAGTGGCCGATGCGTTTAGCGGAACGGTAGCGAGCGACGTTGTTTCGCTCGGCAACTTTGACAGCGCCTTGTTCGTGGTTTACAAGGGCGCGGGCGCCACGGGAACCTCGACCATTACGGTCGAGGCCTGTGATGACATCGTCCCAACCAACACGACCGCCGTGCCGTTCTATTCGAAGTCCATCACGTCGACCGACGTGCAGGGCGCGATGACGGCCCGCACCGCGGCTGGCTTCACCACGACGGCTGGCGCCTCGCAGATTTACGCTATCCAGGTGCACGCCGAGGAGCTGGCCAACGCTGGCTATTCGTACGTGCGGCTGAAAGCTGTTGAGGTCGTGGACTCGCCGGTGCTGGGTGGTATTGCCATCGCCCTTGCCGGCCCGCGGTTCGGCGGCTCGGCTACTGCTACTGAGATCGACTAATGATCGAGCACCGCCTCCAGCTGGTGACGCCGCCGACGTTCTGGGCGCTGTCCGACAGCGACTTTGAAGCGCACTCCCGCGCCATGGGTCAGCCGGTCGAGCAGTTGAGCCCTTACGTCCAGGCGGCGATTAACCATCTGGAGGTGGTCTCGAATCGTCGATTCGCGACTCAGACTTGGCGCATGTATCTGGACTACTTCCCCGATACCGGCGTCATCACCATACCCTACTCGCCGCTGGTGTCGGTGGCTTACGTCAAGTACACCGACTCCATCGGCGTACAGCACACATTTGCCAGCAGTAACTACGGAGTCTCCACCGCGCGCACGCCGGGCCAGATCGTACTGGAATACCAGAAAGACTGGCCCACGGAGACGCTTCGGAACACTGACCCCATCGAGATTGAATTTACCTGCGGCTGGCCTAACCAGGCCAGCGTACCGACGGCCATTCGACAGGCCATCCGAATGCTCGCGTCGCACTTCTACGAGCACCGCGAGGCCGTTGTCGTTGGCACTGCGGCCGCTGTGGACGAGGCCGAGCTACCGCTGGCCGCGTCGGCGCTCATCGCCCCGTGGAGAGTGTTCATATGAGAGCCGGGGCACTGCGGCACCTAATCGACATCGAGGCCAACACCATCGACGTGGACGCCAACGGCGACCGCACGGAGACGTGGACGAGCGTCCATCAGTGTTGGGCCTCTATCGAGACCGGCAACGGGCGCGAGTTCTTCGCCGCGCGGCAGGTCATGGCGGACCTGACTCACACGATCCGCTTGCGGTTCGTGGTCGGCCTGACGCCAGCCATGCGGGTGAAATACACAGACCAGAAAACGCAGGCCGTCCGCTACTTCGATATCAAGTCAATTTTGAACCCCGACGAGCGGGACGAGATGCTGACCATGCAAGCGGTCGAGGTGCTGATATGAAAGGCATCAAGGTCGAAGGCATGGATCATCTGGCCGGCCAACTCAAGCGCGTCATGGCGACGGCGCAGGGCCAAGAGCTACAGGCCGCGTTACTGGCAGCCGCCGAGGAGATCCGCGGCGAGGCCGCGCGGCGTGCGCCGATTGCGCCATATCCGACGCGGCAGAACGGCAGGGAGATCGCGCCGGGCGGACTCCGCGCATCGCTGAAAGCGGCAGCTGGCCGCAAATACAAATTCTTTCTGCAGGCGTTCACGTTCACGCTGGCGAAGCTAGCGCCGCACGCGCATCTCGTCCACTTCGGCACCAAGCCGCACGCCATTGTCCCCGGACAAGGCAAGAGCAAAAAGATGAAGATCGCGGGCCGCGCCTTCGCTTGGCTCTCGCGCGTCGGCGACCAAGTCCGCACGAAAGTATTTCACCCAGGCAGCCGCCCGAATCCGTTCTTGGCTGACGCCGTGAAGGCCAAGCGCCGCTCCATCAAGAAGCTCCTTGAAACCCGCGTAAAAGCCGCGTTCGACGCACTGGGGCGTGCCGCGTGAGAATCTACCAAGCACTCTACCGCTACACGCAGGCCGAGCCGACGATCTCGTCGGTCGTGGGCAATCGAGTCTACGATATCCACGCCGAGCAGGCCCGCGCGACGAAGTACCCGGCACTGGTGATCGAGGCCATCGACGATATCCCGTTTCATAGCATCGGCGCAGCACCAACGGCCACGCGCCGGCCAGTCAACATTTACTGCATGGCGACGGGCAACTCAAAGGCCGCCGAGGATCTTGGCGACACGGTTTACAGTGCCGTCATCAATCAGCAGGCCGCGATCACTGCGGCGAGCGGGCTGACGGTGAGAAGCACGCATCTCAACGGGCGGCGCATCGAGTACGAGGAAACGCTCGAAACCAACGAAAAACTCTATGCGGTGATTTTAGAGTTCGACTTCATTCACGATTACGACTAGGAGGATACAATGGCAGTTCTCGCAGGAAACGCTGGCAGTTTCAAAATCAGCACTAACACGGTGGCCGAGCTGGATACCTGGACGCTCGACGTATCGACGGGCCTCGAAGAGACCCAGTCGTTCGGCGACACCTGGAAGGAGCGAACCGCTACCATTAAGGAATGGAGCGGGACCGCATCGGGCCGCTTCGATGATACCGACACGAATGGCCACGTTGCGCTCAACACGGCGTTCCTGGGCGGCACGACCGTTGCGGCGCGATTCTACATCGACGGCACGAACTACTACAGCGGCACGGCTTTCGTGCAGGCCGCGCTGAACGCCAGCGAAAACGGCCTGGTCACGATCAGCTACACCTTCACCGGCAGCGGCGCACTGAGCTACACGTAAGGAGCGACCATGGCAGTTCTCGCAGGCCGCAACGCAGATATCTACCTCGCCACCGGCAGCGGCACGGCCATGACCGGCGAAGCCACGACCAGCCTGGGCGGCAACGTGTACCAGATCACGGACGCCGCCCGCAGGGCCATCAACCCCAACGCATCGCTTACGGTTCTCGATGGAGCCACGCCGATTCCATCCAGCCGGTACCAAGTAGCCTACGGCAGCGGCAAGATCTATTTGCAGGCTGCGCCGGCGGGCACGGTGACGGTCACCGGCGAGTTCCTGACGCTATCGAAGGTCGCGCAGGCAACGGACTGGACGCTCGACGTGCAGCCGGTACTCGAAGAAGTGCAGGTGTTTGGCGACTCTTGGAAGTCTAGGGCTCGCGTTGGCGGCGATGCGACCTGCACGTTCGCGCGCTTCTACAACGACAATTACTTTCACACGAGCGCCACGAGCTACTACGTCATCAACTGCTACGCCGATTACGCCGGCGGCGTGCGCTGGATGTTTGGCGCGATGCAAAATAGCATGAGCGTAAACACTGGCGAAAATGAGACGATCAAAGAGAACGTCAGCTTTTCCGTGCATGGCGTGCTCGACTACCTAAACTCATGAAACTAGCAGATAAAATCCTGGCCGTCTCTTTGAAGCAAGAAACGCTGGACGTGCCCGAGTGGGATGCAAAAATCGGCATCCGCGAAATGACAGTGGAGCAGCGCCTGAAGTTCGGCGAAGACGCGAAGAAGTGGCCAGCGGTCGCCATGGCGCGGCTGGTGATTGCCTCGACGTTTGACCCGGCGACCGGCAAGCCGATCTTTGAAGCGGCACACCACGACGCCATCGTAAATATGCCTGGCGCGGTGATCGACCGCATCGTAACTGAAATCTGCCGCATCTCGGGCCTTGGCGCGGAACCGGCAGAAGCAGCGGAAAAAAACTAACGGGCGAGCGGCGATTCGCCTTCGCCCTCGCCGAGATACTACACATGACAGTGGGGCGGCTGCTACAGGAGATGAGCAGCAGCGAGTTTACCGAGTGGGCTGCCTACCTCGAACTGAAGCACCGAGAGTCTGAGAAAGCAGCGAAGAAAAACGGGAGACGATAGGTGCCTGTCCTAAGCAATCTAATCGTTCGAATCGGAGCCAGCACCGACGACTTCGACAAGAAAGTCAACGCCAGCCTTGGCAAGATTAAGCGGTTCGGCGCGACGATCAGCGAAGCAGGTCAAGCGCTCTCCATCGGCTTTTCCGCGCCGGTCGTAGCCGCGGGCGCTGCGGCGCTCAACGCGGCGATGCAGATGGAGACGCTGGAAAAAGGTCTCGCCGCAACGATGAAGTCCACGACGGCGGCAGCGACTGAACTTGAGAAACTGAAAGAAGTCTCGAAGCTGCCGGGGCTGGGGCTCAAAGAGGCCGTACAGGGCTCGATCCGCCTGCAGACCCTCGGGAGCACCGCCGACGAATCCAGGCGCATCATGCGCGAGCTAGGCAACGCTCTGGCGGTCGTGGGTGGCGGAAAAGAGGACTTCTCGGAAGTCATTCGGCAGCTTTCGCAAATGGCGGCTGTGGGCAAGGTGACGAAAGAAAACCTCGACCCCATCGTTGAACGCATTCCGCAAATTGCCGCGATAATCAAAGACAAATTCGGCGCGGCGGCGCTGGGCGACCCGGCCAAGACCTTCGAGCGCATGGGCATCTCGGCGCAGCAGTTCATCGGCGTCGTGGTGAGCGAACTGGAGAAAGGCGGGCGGGCTGGCGGGGACCTCAAAACCAGCATGGAGAATCTGCGGGAGGAGGTATTTGCCACCGCCGCCGAGTTCGGGAAGTCGCTGGTGCCGATTGGGAAGACGGTCGTCAAAGACGTGCTGACGCCGATGGTTGAGCGAGCCAAGGAACTTGCAACGGCGTTCAACAATCTGACGCCTGAGACCAAGAGCTTCGTTGTCGAGGCCGCTGCGGCAGGCGTGGCGCTGTCGGGGGCTGTCCTGATCATCGGTACGGTGATCGAAAAGGCGGCGCTGATCGGCAGTGCACTGGTAAAGGTTATTGGCGTGCTTGGCACGCTATCGACCGCCGTCATGGCCGCGAGCGGCAGCTTTACGACCTACCTTCTGGCGCAGAGCGGAATCGTTGCCGGATCGGCAACCGCCGCCGGGGCAATCGGTCTATTGGCCGGCGCGTTGGCGCTGACGGCGATGAAGGCATACGAGGCCGGAGAGGCTTTCTTTGCCATGCGGGCCGCCGAGGAAAACCTCAACAAGTCGAACAAGATTTTTTCCGACGCGACCGAGAAGCTGCTTATCCAGTTGCGCGGAAAGTCGGCGGAGGTGCGCGAGCTTGAAAAGCGATACCGCTCTGGCGCAATTGGCCTTGACGAGTTCAACAAGGGACTCATCTTGGCGCAGCGCGAGCTACACGCGCAGGCACCGGCAACGGCGGCAGCAAAGACCGGACTTGATGCAACGTCTGCCGCGTTTCAGTCGCTGACGGCCGCCACCACCGCCGCCGCCGAAGCCGTCCAGCACTACGGAAGGGGCGTCGTCCAGTCCTACGAAACCGAGTTTAACAACGCGGTCCTGAAAGAGCGTCTGTCGATCCTGCAGGCTGATTACAACACCCGCCTGAGCGATGGCGTGGCCGCGTTGGTAAAGTACGGTTCCGCTGCCGGGGCCGCCGCCGCTGCGCTGAAAGAGTTCCGCATCCTTGAAGCCGCGCCGTCCCTTGGTGGGCCCGAAACGGACGTGCGGAAGTTGCCAACGCCGACCATTGCGGGCCTGCCGTCCGAGGCTGTGCTCACCGGCTCCGACACCGCCCGCGCCGCCAAGCGCAACGCGGACATGATCCGCATCATGGCGGGGGAAGTAGGCAAGGATTGGAGCAAAACGCAGCAGGCCATCAGCCGCCAGGTCTCGACCATCGTTACGGACCTTTCGCGCGGCATCGCCGACATCATCATGGGCGGCGCAAAGATCGGCGAGACCTTCGAGCGCATTGGCAAGCAGATCGCATCGAGCTTGATTCGCACGGTGATCGAGGGCGGAATTAACCAGGTCGTGAAGGCGCTGGGCGGGCTGCTGACGAAGTTCGGCGGCTTGGGAAAGGTTGTTGGCGGCATCTTTGGAGGCGGGGGCGGAGGCGGCGCAGCGGTTGGCGGCGGCGGGGGCGGCGCAGCTGGCGTGGTCGGCAGCGTGATGGGTATGGCGTCGGGCGGCATCCTCGGCATGGTGACGGGCATCGGGTCGCTGGTGTCGGGGATTGTCGGCAATTTCCAGATGGCCGGCATGAACAAAACCCTCGACCTGATCGAGAAAGAGGTCCGCTACTCGCAGATCCACCTTCTGCACCTGCTTGAAAAGAACAACGAATACCTGCCCAAGCTGAAGGACATCCACGACTCCATGATCCGCACTGAGGGCCGCCAGATGGCGATGGCGGGCGGTAACAACGTCACCATCAACATCAGCGCGACCGGCGATACGAGAACGCTACTCGACGCCATCACGCGAGAGCTGAAGCAACTGGGGGTGATACCCGCGTGAGCATCGACGTCTACATTGCCGGGGCGATCCGCGAGGCGGTCCCGTATTCACTGAGCATTCAGGCGAGTCTCGGCCAGCGGGCCACGTTCAACTGCCGGATCGTCTCGACCAGCGGCGCGTATCGACCGCAGCAGGGCCACGTCATCGAACTGTACAGCGGCGCAGCGAAGCTGTGGGCTGGCAGCGTCGACGAGGTCGCCGAAGTGTCGATCACCGAAGCCGGGGCGGCCGCTGGCGCGTTCTACGACGTCCGCGGCATTACCTGGGAGCAACGACTCGACCGGCGGCGCTGCTACAACTTCTCGACGGCCCTTCCGGCGCACTACGACGGCACCATCATCGTCACCGTTGACGCGAGCACCAACACGCTCACCAGCGCCTCGGCGCACGGTCTGAGCAACGGCGCACGGGTCCGAATCAAGGCCCACGCGCAAGGCGCACTGGCGGGCGGGCTGGACTCGACCATCGAGTACTTTGTTGTCAGCGCGGCCAGCACCACGCTGCAGCTGTCACTAACCAGCGGCGGCGCAGCGGTAGACATTACCGACGCCGGGACGCTGGAGCAGGTGTTGCTGACCAACCGGGCCGGGACCATCGTAGCGGACCTGATCGCCAACTTTGCCGACAACGAAGGCATCGGCACCACCAACGTGGACCTCGGCGCGGTCCTCGACGCGGTGACCTTCGACGCAGACGCGACCGTCTCAGATGCTATAGGGCAATTGGCGACGCTGTCGAACTTCGTCTGGTGGATCGACGAGGACCGGGAGCTGTACTTCAAGCCGCGCACGTTCGCCGCCGCGCCGTTCAGTATCTCGACTAGCAGCGCCAACTATCGCTCGCTGACGGTCCGCCGGACCCGCGAGGACAAGACGAACGCCGCCGCGTTCCGCGTGCCGTGGACGCAGATCACCGTGACCGAAGAGTCGTTCACAGGCGACGGCACGACTCGCACGTTCACCCTCGCGAACCGCCTCGGCCAGATCGTCGGCATGACAGTCAACGGGCAAGATGTGGAGTTCGGCCAGTGGCTCTCTGAGGCCGACAAGGCCTTCTATTGGGAGTACGCTTCCACCCGCATCCGGCAGGACGCGGACGTGGACGTGCTCACCAGCGGCGACACGCTCACCGTCCGCTATCAGCGCCTCGGGGCCGACATCGTGCGCGTTGAGGATAGCGCCGACATCAGTGCGACCATCACGCAGGAAGGCGGCGGCAGCGGCCGCTATGTGTCGTACCTGGAGCGTGAAGTGGGGCAGGTGCAGGCCTACAACGAGGCCCTCGCCATCATCAGCGCCAAGAAGGCGGCCGTCTCCGAAATCGAGTACGAGACCGACGAGGAGGCCGAGCCGTCCTGCGTGACGCTGCGGCCCGGCCAACTCCAGACCATCGCTAACACCCCGCGCGGGGTATCAAGCGACTCGTACCTGATTCACGATGTGACCCTGTCCGACGTGGCCGGCCAGTATCTCCGCTTCCGCGTGCGGGCCATCACCGGCACGTCACTAACGGGCGTGCAGGAGTTTTGGAAGGCCCTTGCAGGGCAGACTGGCGGCGGCAGAGGCGCGGCGCCGGGGGCATCCACGACAACGCCCTCCGTGCCGGGAGCTCCCGATGATGTCACGGGCCTTTCCGCCAGCTACGAGTACGCCGACGACGAGCGAGTCCGCGTCAAGATCGCGTTCACCGCGCCGAGCCCGTTGGGTGACTTCGTCGGCGTCCACTGCTGGGAGGAGCCGGTAGACCAGTCGGCGTCCGCTGGCGTGCCGCTGAACAGCACGGCGACCCTCGGCGGCACGCGCAACCTTGGCGGCACCTTCGCGCCGATCGACCGGGGCTACCATCTGGCCTCGCCGGTTACGCTGTACCTGCCGCGCCCGACCGAAACGGCCACGCGCCGGTTCTACTTGGCAAGCTACTCGGAGCAAGCCGAGGCCGAGTTGGTACGCGCTAACCAAACCGGCGCAACGCCCAACGTCACGCTATCGATTGCCGCGCTTACCTACCAGTCGGGCGAAGAGTACGCCCGCCTGGTCCGCAACGTCTCGGCCTCCGTCGAATACGACGACTCACAGGTAGCGTCGCCGAAGTATCGGCTGGTATTCGGCTGGACGACGCCACTGGAGGCGCCTGCCGCATGGCAGCGCCCGTTCGGCGGCGTGCAGATCGTGTACGAGTACGCCAACGGCCAACGGGCCAACGGACCGGCACTGAACGTCAACGAGACCTCGGCGCGGAGCGACTGGTTCGATTTGTTCGTTGGCACGAATCCGATTCGAGTCTGGTTTGTCTCGATGGACGCGAGCGAAGAACCACGCGTCAACACCATCGTCACCGGCCTGACGCCTTCGGCTGTAGCGACGGTGACCTGGCCGTTGGCGTCGCGGCCATCGCTGACACCGTACGCGGACAATGTCACCGCATTCAGCGCAGCCAACGCCCGATACGTCACGAACGCGCAGGGCCAGAAGGCGTTGCTGATCGACCTTGCCTGGACGCGGCCATCAGGTGCGGCGGCACTGGCGCGCTGGGGCGGCGCGGTCATATGGCTGCATCTGCCGAGCGGCGACAAGGTGCAGATGACCGGCGCGGAGACTGGCAGCGCCGTCACGATTGAATCCAGCGCCTTCCCTCAGAGTACGGCCACCTGGACCTTCTACGCCGTCAGCGTCGACAACAACGCCAACGCCAACACGGACGGCCGCAGCCCCGCCGTCGGCACGCCCGTTGCGACCATCTCCGTCCCGCCGCCCACGGCCGGCGCAGCGGGCACCGAGTGGACCTCCCACGTCACCGGCGCATCGTTTGCCGCGGCAACCGTCACGGCCAGCGACGGCACCACGCAACAGCGCATCACGGCCACATTCACCGCGCCGTCCGATGCGACGTGGGGCGGCGTCGAACTGCGGGTCTATAGCGGCGCAACCCTCCTCGCCTCGACCTCTGCCACGCCATCGCCGATTGCGGTTGTCATCCCGAATCCAGACGCTGCGACGACGGTAACAGCCAAGCTGGTGTCGTTCGATGTCAATGGCCGCACGAATACCGAAGTGGCCGGCACGCCGCAGAACACGCTCTCGATTGGTTCGGCCAGCGGTACGCTGAACGGCGCAAAACTGGTTGTCGCGAGCGTCTCGACGGTCTCATTGAACTCAACGGAAATCAGCGTTGGCGGCGGCGGCAGCAAGCCTGGGAAATTCGGCGTGTACAACGCATCGGGCAGTCAGATCGGCTTTATCGGCGTCGAGTCGGGCAACGATGGGGCGTGGTTTAAGACGCTGTCGGTTGGCGGGACGAGCTACGCGAACGGGAAGATTAAGGCAGATTCGAGTGGGAATGTGACAATTAACGATGCAACACTGACTCTGACGCTAAATGGCGTTGTCACATCAATTCAAAATGACTTGGCCTACGGAACCTATAATGGCCTGCGAGTTTACAGCACGACATCGGGCCAAGAGAGCCCGGTCATGATTACGCCGGGAGCGATCACGATCGGAAATACCCTTACGAGCGGAACAAAATTCTATGTCAGCGGCGCATATGGAAGCAATGCAACGATGAATTTGTACGACGCCAACAGTGCGGAGCGGTTTCGCTGGAGTGCTGGCACGCTTGGCGGCGTAATGCGAATTTACGGACCCAGCACGACCTTCGGCGAATATTCTTGGGATCAGGTAAAGTTGCTTTCTGGCGGATCGTTTGCGATTGGCACATCGACGGGCGTCACCAACACCACCAGCCCGATCACTAGCATTAGCACAGGAAGCACGTCTTTTGTAACCGGAATCAACTCGAATCTGATTACCATCAACTACAAGGATCACTCAAACACAAACCAATCGGTTTCGTTTTTGGCCTATACCTCGACGACCAACGCCAATGGAATTTCTTCGCTGTCGTCGTCCACTACCACGCTAGCCTTCACGGGCGGAATCAGGACTACCTAAATGCACATCGACCTCACCGAGCGCCAACACGCGCGAATCGCGCAACTCGCCAAAGAACTAGAAGTCATCGACGGCAAAATCACGCCGCTACAAGACACGCGCCGCGCCTTTCAAATGGCTATCCAGGCCATGATGGCAACGATCCTCGAAGCCGCGGACGTGCCGCAAGATCAACAGTACACGCTGTCAGCCGACCTGAAGCGGCTGGTTTTAGCGCAGGAGGAATAGCGCATGGCATGGCTTTCGCGAGTGAACTTCGTTTCATCCGACACGCTCTCGTTCACCGACATCAACAACCTCGGCAACGACATCCGCGCGTGGGGCGACAACGTCAACGGGGGCGGGTACACGCTATCCAACGTCGCCATTTCGGCGAGCAGCGGCACGATGGCGACGGTGACCGGCGGCACGGGAGCGGCCTCAACACTGACGCTGCGCTCGACCAGCGGCGTGGGCACGAGCGACGCGATTGTTTTCGTGACCGGAAACGCCGGGGCCAATGAGGCGCTGCGACTGAGCAGCAGTGGTAGTGCGAACTTCGGGAAGATCTGGACATCCGGAGCGCAAGCCACCGGAAACGTTGTTCTTTCGCGCGGCGACCTCGCTTCCTTCGGTACGTCCCTTGACGGCGCTGCGCTTACGTGGGACGTGCAGACGACCGCCGGCAATGCATCGGTCATGGCCCGCCTGAGGCCGCGCTGGCGGGCGAACTTGGGTTACGCTCTTGATGTGTTCGCGGGGGCGTGGAACAATGCCTACGACCCAGGCTCTGCGGTAGCAACGTTTCAATCGACAGGAAACGTCGGCATTGGGACGGCGAGTCCGGTTCTTGCGCTTCATGTAGTCGGAACGCAGGGCGGCCCTGCAACCTCAGGGACTACGCCGACCGGAACGGCTCGATTTGTGACTGTTAATTCGGCCATGGATATTGGTAGCCGATCTAATGGGAACACTTGGATGCAGGTTACCGACCAAACAAATCTAGCTCTAAGCTACAACCTGGAGTTGAACCCAAACGGCGGCAACGTCGGCATTGGAACGAGTCCGGCTTATCAACTTCAGCTCTCGACCGACTCAGCCGCCAAGCCTACGACCAACACTTGGACAATCGCCTCCGACTCTCGCATAAAGACCGTAAAAGGCGAATACCAAAAGGGACTCGCAGAAATCTGTCAGGTTCGCCCTGTTCGATACGAATACAACGGCAAAGCCGGGTTTACCGCTGATAGCAAAGAGCAGATTTCAATTCTGGCGCAAGAGCTGATGCAGGTGTTTCCCGAGTGCGTTGATACGTTTAAGGGCAAGCTGGAAGAAGACGGTCCCGAGATCGATTTGTACAATTACAACGGCCACGCCATCACGTTTGCGCTCATCAACGCAATTAAAGAACTCAAAGCAAAGATCGACATTCTCGAAGCAAGGAACTAAGCATGGCAATTACCTACGATTGGATTTTTAATCCGCTCACCGTGAAGCCGGCCGACGGCAGCCTGACCGACATCGTCATCATGATCGACTGGCGGCGAACTGCGACCGATCAAACATACACGGCGAGCTGCTACGGGCAGGTCGCCATCGGGCCAGCCGACCCAAGCACGTTTACGCCATTCGCAGACCTGACGAAAGCGCAGGTGCAAGGTTGGGTGGAGGCGGCACTGACGCCCGCGGCGGTCGCGCAGTACGACGCGTCGCTTGCGGCGGACATCGACCGCCAGCAAAACCCTCCAGTGATTCAGCTTCCGCCGCCGTGGGAAAATTAATCATGCGGGCGTTTTTGATTGATTTGTGCGCGTTCGGCGTCATCGGGATGTGCCTGGCCGTGGCGTGGCTAGTGATTAGTGCTTGGTGAGGTGAGGTGGATATGTTTCTCAACGAAGTAAAGCAATCGTTCATGGCGCAGGGCGCCGCAATCGCCGCAAAAATAAATCTGCAGGCGGAGCATGATTATCTGCAGGCGTGCAGGAACTGGGCCGCGAACGGCGGGAAGGACGGAGAGCCGAAGGCGGCGGCTGCGGTAGAGGCGCAATTTGCGTTCGATCCTACGTGGGAGATGCGGATCGTGCAGACCGATCGGCTCGTGTCGAATGTGCCGGCGGAATCGTTCCGATCGACCTACGAGACCGACAAGGACGCCATCGGCGGCCCGGTAGGTGGACCGATTCCCGGCCAGCCGGGGCGATTTTACGCCGCGTCCAACGCTACGCCGTGGCTCGGGCAGGTGTACCGGGTCAAGGGCAAGACTTACGTCTACGCGGCCATCACGCCGTTTAATCGAGCGTGGGAGGAAATCTAATGCCTTGGGGGTGGCTCAAAAAAATAGGCAAGGTCGGCGTGCCAGTTGCCCTACTTTTCGTTCCTGGGCCGTTCCAGTCGGTCGCGCAGACAATCTACGCTGGCGTCCGCAACGCTGAGCTGGCCGGCGGAAGCGGCGCCGCGAAGCTGGGCATGGCGATGCACTACTCGACCATGATGCTGCCGCAGATCGCAGCCGAAGTCGAAAAAATCTGCGGAAGGAAGGTGATAGATGAAGAGGCGCTAACTGAAGCGCTGGCGCACCTGACGCAGTTTTTCGTGTCGATTGAAAAGTCCGTCGGAGTGAAGCCGTCGTGAAAAAGCTGATCGTGGCGCTGCCGGGCGCGCTGCTGGGGGTGGTGGCATCGATGCCTGTGCTTTTCTGGGGACTGATTGGTCTGCAGGTGGCGGATTTCGCGACGGGTTTTTTGCTGGCCTGGAGCGATGGCGCGGTGTCGTCCGACGCATCCCGAAAAGGATTCGTTAAAAAGGCGATCGCGCTGCTTTTGGTGGTGGCATTAAAGATCGCCGAGAGCGTGCAGCCGATGCCGGTCGAGCTGTCCGCGTACGTGGCCGGGTGGTTCTGTTTGACGGAACTTATCTCGATCGCCGAAAACGCCGGCAAAGCGGGCCTGCCGATCCCCGCCAAGTTGACTAAAGTATTGGCGCAGTTACAAGAGAAAGAATAATGAACTGGAACGTGTCGAGGCTGGATTCGCAAGCGGCCGAGATACTTTTCGAGGTCTCGCCCTCGGAGAAGGTTACGGTCCTGCTTATGGCCGACGAACACGCCGACAACGCGCATTCCGACCTGGCGCTACTCAAGCGGCACCATGACGAGGCCCGCGAACTGAACGCGCCCATCCTCAAGTTCGGGGACACGTTTTGCGCGATGGAGGGCAAGTGGGACAAGCGCAAAAGTGAGGACGCGCTGAGGCCCGAGATGCGCGGCGGAAACTACTTTGACCGACTCGTGAGTTGGCACACCGGCCTGTATATGCCGTATGCGAAACAGATCGCCGTTATCAGCGACGGCAATCACGAGGCGTCGATCCTACAGCACCACCAGACCGACCTGGCCGAGCGCCTCGTCCACAACCTCCGCATGGTCGGCTCGCCCGCGCTGCATATGCCTTTCACGGGTTTTGTCCGCTTTCGGTTCGACCTCGGGAACAAGCATCAGACCAGTACGGTTCTGCACTATCACCACGGCTACGGCGGCGGTGGCGAGGTGACGCGCGGCATGATCGACCAGTCGCGCACGCGCGGGCAGTACGACGCCGACATCTACGTTTCCGGCCACATCCACCGCCGCAACGCGGACGAGAACGTCATGACGGGCCTCAACAACTTGGGGCGCGTCGTGCAGCGGAATCAGGTGTTCCTTCGCTCCGGCACCTACAAGGCCGAAGAACGCGGCGGTAAAGGATACCATATAGAGAAGGGCCGCGCAGCACGCCCACTCGGCGGCTGGTGGCTTGAGATGACGCCGCGCCGGGAACGAAACGCAGTCACGCTAGACATCAGCTACAGGCCAGCCACATGAGACACCTACTTACCCTACTCCTCCTCGCCGTCTCTGCCTTCGCGCAGACGGCCACCATCAGCGACACGATCACCACGCCTTTTGGCGGCACGTTCGGCGGCACGGTCACGGTATCGCTGAACTCGCCCGCACTGGCGCAGCCGCTATATAGCGGCAACGTTACCCTTAGCGGCTGGACGCAGACCGTGACGGTTACCGCAGGCGCTTTCTCGCTGACTTTGTACGCCAACGACCAGATCACGCCGGGCGGCACCTCGTACACGGCCACCTTCGCGCCGTCCAGCGGCACGGCGTGGAAGGAAACCTGGGTGGTGCCGACAGGCGCGACGACCATCCGCGCGATCCGCAGCACGACCGTGCCGACGCCGACCGTCAAATTCAATCTGGCGCAGCTGAACCAGAGCAGCGCCACGGTTGGCCAGGGCATCCGCTGGAACGGTACAGCGTGGGAGGCCGCGGCCAACGTGCAGGCGGTGGTCCACATCTGGTCTGCCGGCACGGAGGCGACATGCAACAGCACGACGCGGGGGTACGTGGTCATGGTTCAAGGCGGCGCTGGCGTGGCGGACACGCTGCGGATCTGCAGGAAAGATGCCGCAGATGCGTACGCGTGGACGGCGTTGTTCTAGCGTGGCCTGTGAATAATTTTTAATAGTCGAACAGTTGCGCTGTGGTTAGAGTTGTGTGCTAAATTCTAACCATGCAGAAGCGAAACGTACTCATCAAGCTGAGTCCCGAGGCCCACGGCGAGCTAATTGCTGCTGGCCGCGCCCTCGGGCTCACGCCGACCGCCATGGCGCGGCTGATTGTTTTGAAGTGGCTGGGCGCGTCGGTCCCGGCGCTGGATGAGGTGCGGGCGTGACGGCCGCGCTGAACGCGTTGCACGTGGCCGTAATGGTGGCCACCGGCGTGATGCTGGCGGCCGACATCGGCCATCTGTATGTGCGATTGGGGGCGGTTGCCTACCTCATGTTCCGCGCCTGGCACGACGCGCACTCGGAGGCAGGCCAGTGATTCGCCCGGAGGTCCACTACCGCCTGATTCGCCGCGAGCGGCGCGGGAAGGACGCGCTGATTGTCGGCCTGAGTTTATCGGTGGTGCTCAACTGGGCACTGGCGGTTTACATCTACACCTGTCTGTCGCGCTGAACGCCGCGTGCGGCGTTCGGTGAGGCCGACAGGCCTACGAAGCCCATCAGAAGGGCACTCCTTGGGTTGAGCATATGGCCGCTTGTCGTCACGGGCGGGCGGCCGATTTTTGTCTGGAGGACAACATGAACAGCAACAATACAGCACGCGTCATGGTCGAGCATTATATGCGACTCGGCGCCGCCAAGGTAGAGCAGGAGCGCCAGTGGCGCGAGGTGGCCGGCCAGATCTCACACGGGTATACCCGGACGAGAGGCGGCGTGGATTCCGCTGGCCGGTCCCCTGGCGTCACTGCCAGCCGCTCTCTGAGCGGTATCTCACCAAGGAGGAACCGGACGAAAAAACACGATTAGAACGATTGGCTAACCCGACTACCGAGCCCCCAGTCCCACGGCTGGGGGCAACTGAAGAGAGGAGATTATGGACAGAACAAGGTTTATCGGCGGCAGCGACCTGGGCCACATCGTCAACGCCCCGCCCTACGGCTGCGCGAGAAAGCTCTGGTACCAGAAACAAGGCGTTGAGCCCGACTACGAGGTTGAGTTTCGCGGGCACCTGATCCGGGGCACCAAGCTTGAGCCGCTCATTGTCGAGGAGTACCAGGAGCGCACGGGCCGGAAGGTCCGCCGCACCGGCTCACGCTTTGGCGAGGAGGATTGGCAGGCCGGTGCGATGGATCGCATGATCGTTGGCGACGAGCGCGGGCCCGGCGTTTTGGAGTGCAAGACGGCCAACGAACGCGCGTTCCGGTCGTTCATGCGCGACGGATTGCCGCTGAGCTACCAGCTTCAGATCCAGTGGTACATGGGGCTCGCTGGCTACAAGTGGGGCGCGTTCGCGGTGCTGGAGCCGTCCAACTGGCGGTTCGAGACCTTTGAAGTGTCGTTCGATCCAAGCGCCTACGAATTGGTGCGCGAGATGGCTACGCAATTCTGGGCCATGGTAGGCGGCTGCGGGGAACCGGACCGTCTGCCGGTCAGCGACAAGCGGTGCGGGAAGTGCGAGTTTCGCCACTCGTGTCAAGGCGCCGCCTTGTTGGACCGGGTTGACGTGGACGAGGACGCCGAAACGATCGCGGGGCTTGGCAGCATCGCCGCTGAGTATCTAGCCCTGCGCGACGTTCGCGACGAGGCCGAGGAGGCCATGGAGGCGCTGAAGGCCGACGCGGCCGCCATGATCGGGGACGCGCCGGGCGGCGTGGCGCCGGGGTACCGGATTTCGTTCAAGCCGCAGGTTTCGCAGCGGGTGGATACCGTTGCGCTCAAGAAACAGTTTCCGGACATCTATGCGAAGGTGATCAAGCCAAGCGTGAGCCGTCCGTTCCGCGTGTTCCCGGCGTGACGGGGAAGAGGAGTAATAAATGAGCACACTTACTGAGTATATCCAGGCAGCGCAACCCGCTGCCGCTCCAGAGCAGCCGAAGCGGTCGCTACTGGATGACATCACCGACGCGACGCTAAAGAGCCGCGCCGATCAATTGCGGATCGACGCCTTCGAGGCGGGGAGGCGGGCGCAGGCGCTGGGTATTCCCGCGCCGCAGATCGAACTGAAGTATATGTACGGGCGAGACTACGGTTTCAACGAAGCGCAGTCGCTTCAGTTCATCCACCTGATTCCGCAGGGCGGAATGCTGATTCCGGCGCTGCACTACAAGGGCCGCGCGGTCCTGCTGCGGCGCGCTGGCTACAACTGGAAGGTCGTCGAGCACACGGAGAAGGCAAGCGAATATGCCTTCTATTTCATGGGCGAAGCCATGACCGACGAAGCTGGCAAGCCGCTGCGAATTCGGTACACGCTGGACGACGCCACGCGGAGCGGACTGGTGGCGCGAAGCCGCGGCAAAGACAACAAGCCCGGTACCTACGACCAGTTCGGGCACGAGATGTTGTTCGCGCGGATGCTGTCTCGCTTCCATGCGTTCCACGCGTCCGAGGTCGCGGGCGGGGCGGCGGTGGATACCAGCGACTCGCTCATTCAGTCGGTCGTTGACGAAACCGAGTCCCGCATGGGAGCCGCCACCGTTCTCGCTGACAAGCTCGCCGAGATCAAGGGGGCCGCTGAATGATCGCGCAAAGCCTACAGGACAAAACCTGGTACGACGTCCGTATTGTGGGACTGCGGAAGGTGGAACTCGGCCAAAACGGTACCCAGGCGCTCGAAGTGGTCGTTCGGTTTGCCGACGACTCACAGGGCAGCACCAATCTGTTCTTGACGCCCAAGTCGCTCAGCAACACTCGCAAGCGTCTCGAAGCCCTCGGCGCAACCGAGGCCGACCTGACCGGCGGCGACTGGCTGCGAAAGTTGAACGCGCGGTTGGCGGACGCGCAGGCGTCGGTCGTGGCAGAGGAGCAGGAGAAGTACGGTGTGCGATTGAACGGCCCGTTCCCGCGTGGCGGTGGATCGGCGGCGCGGGAAGTGGAAGCGGGGCCGTCGCCTTTCGCGGCGATTGGCGATCAGGACGTGCCGTTCTAAAGATTGCGTGGCATCGCTGAGCAATGCTCGGCGTGGCCAGGCAGGGCAGGGGTAGTAGCGCAGTGCGGGCCGTGCCCGCAAATGGTTTTCACGCGAGAGGCATTTGCGGGCCGGGCCTGGCATGGCGGGGCGAGGCCCGGCTGGGCAAGGCAAGGGTAGTACCGATTTAACAACGAGGACATCATGGAAACAATCAAAGCGACACTGACGGGCAAAGCGCCCATTCTTCTGCACAATGGGCATTTAGTCGACCCGCGGAACGTCTTTACGCGCGAAATTGACTCGGCGCAGAAGGCATACAAGAAAGCCAAGAGCGACGCGGCATTTGACGCGCTGGCGGCGGTTGAATGGCTTGGCGGTCTTTATACGACCGAGCCAATTATTTTTCGGCGCGACGGAAACAAGGTCGTGCTTGAGAACGATTCGCCGATCTGCATTGATGGTGAGATGCTGACGCGGTGCTTAGTTCAGAGCGCTGGCCGGAAAGAGGTGGCGGCATTCAAGGCCGGGGTTTTTTGCGACGGCATGTTTCAACTGCGCGTCGGCGGGAAGGCTGCGACGACGCAGCGATGTTTTTTGGATCCGCGCTATCAGTACACTCGGCCGGCCAAAATCGGCACGAGCAAGATTATGCGGACGCGGCCACGGTTTGACGCGTGGTCGGTTGAGATTGAGATTCAGTATCTGCCAGAGATTGTGACGCGGCGCGACGTTGAAGACGCGCTAGCGCGGGCTGGCAGTATCAAAGGGATTGGCGACTGGCGGCCGCGCTTTGGGCGGTTTAGCTCGGTCGTTAAATGATGGCAAGGCGCGGCGTGCCAGGGCTCCGCGTGGCGTGGTGTGGCGCGGCAGGGCGAGGCTAGGATAGGCATGGCGAGGCTAGGCAAGGGTAGTATCGCAGTACGGGACGCCAGTCCCGCTGGTGGCCTTCAGCGAGGGGCACAAGCGGGGCAGGGCGCGGCAGGGCGTGGCAGGGCCGGGCTAGGCGCGGCAAGGCACGGGTAGTATCGCAGGGAACAACAAAGGAGCAAAATGCAATATCCATTAGACTTTTCAGCGCTGGACAAGGGCCAGCTACTAGAAATTGAGACGCTGGAGGCCGTATTCGCGCAGCGTTACGAAACCAGCAACGACTGGGATTTGCAGCTAATGAAGCTGCAGGGATTGATTCACGCGCATCGGTCGGACATTACGGTAACCATTGACCGCGACCGTCTGCGCGTGCTGACTGATGCGGAGGCCAGCGAACACAATGCGCAGCTAGTGGCGCGGGGCGCTCGGTTGATTATGAGCCGCAACGAGCGGCTTTTGTCGGTGGATCGTGGGCAGCTTGACGCGGACCAGTCAATCGCCCATGACCGGCGCGTTTTGGTGTCATCGGCGCTGGCGGCTGGCGTTGCTGAGAGCAGGCGGCGGATAGTGGCTGTGCCGGGCAACGGTCTGCCGCGTCGGTCGCAGCAGCTTGGGGTGGAGGAGATAGCCTAATGGAAATCATCGGAGCAGTCCTAGTCCTCGCCGTCTGCGCCCTGGCCTTGGCGCTGCATCAGTACGGGCGAGCAAGCGTGTGGCTCGTCATCGCGACGCGGGCCAAGGCGAACTACGAGGCCGCGCTGCTGCGGGAGCGCCGGACGGCGGAGTTGAAGGCGGAGTGGGGGGTGGTGCGGTGACCGTTGACGATTGGAGAGCACGATACGACGGTTTGAATGCCGAGACCGACCGGCTACGGGCCGAGGTCAAGCGGCTGCAAGCCGACGCCGAGCGGGCGCGGTGGTGCGAGGAGATAAAGGCGACCGTATCTTACAACGGCATCACGCAGAAGTGGACGGTCATTGCCGATGAGCCAATGCCGTGGCGTCGTCGGTACTTTAACAACCCCGACCGCAACGCCGCGATTGACGCGGCACGGGGGAAAGTATGAATTACACAGAGGCAGTAGTGCAGAAGTTTGAGAGATTGCGGGCCCGCCTCGCCGCCGTCGAGGCCGAGCGGGACGCCGCCCAGGCCGGGGAGGCGCGGGCGGTGGAGGCGCTGCGGGCAGTAGTTGCTGCGGTCTTGCCGCACGAAGAAGACACCTGGACCATGAAAGGATCAGCCCTCCGTCATGTGCATCGAGTACTGGACCAATACGAGCCTACGCCCGACAATCAGCCTTCCGCCCTCGACTGGCTCGCCCGGCAGCGGGCAGAGGCGGTTGCCGCGTGGATCGAAAAGCAGGTAGCCGAGAACCTGGAGCGCTACGGAACGCACTATTACGAACGGACGACTGACGACCTTATGCGCGAGGCCGCAGCTTTCCGCGCCGCCGCGCTTCGTGCGGGGGAGGTGGACAATGACTAACGAACAGAAGGCCGCAAGGCTGGAGGAGATCGCTACCCACTACATCCAGATCGGGCAGAAGGACGCCACGCTCCTCCGCGAGGCTGCGGCAATGATGCGGGAGCGGGGAGAGTCGGGCTGGACGGCGCAGTTTGAACGTGAGTACAAAGGCAAAACGCTCGCGGTTGTCGAGGCGGGGCCGGTTGGCTGGTACTGGTATGTTGACGGGTCCGCTGATTATGAGGCGGAAATCGCGCCCACCCTCGAAGCCGCCCAAGCCGCCGCCGTGGCGTGGGTGGACGAGCAGGAGGGGTGCGATGCCTGACGACCGCCACACCGCCGCCGACCGCGACGATCTGGCGCGGGAGCAGCGCCGGGAGCGTAGAGAACGAGAGGAGTATCTGACCGAAGAAAGGGAGACTTATGGAACAACAGAAAGTTGATTTGGACGCGCTGGAAGCGGTACTAACGAGCAGTACGCCGGGGGAGGCGCGACTGCTGCCTAATGGCGGGGCGGGATTGGAGGAGGATCGGACGTATTGGGGCGTTGTGGGTGGCAAGGGCTATTACCATGGCGCTGGGGCTGGCGGGTTTTGCCTCACCGGGTTTATCGACAAGGAGCATGCTGAACGCCTCGTCGCGTCTTACAACGCCCTCCCCGCCCTCATCGCCGAGTTGCGGCAACTCCGGGCGCGGATAACGCCGGAGGTGATCGGGGAAAAGCACCGGGACGGGAACTGGTGGCTGGTGTGGCATCCGGAATTTGAGCATTGGTTGAAGTGTCGATTCTGGCACGATCAATGGATGGTAAGTGGTCCTGCGCAATTGGGGCTGTGTACCACCCCAACCCACGTCCTCCCCATGCCGCCCGACCCGGAGGCCCAATGAGACCGCCCGATCAGGCGCGGGAGCAGCGAGAACAGAGACGAATGAGAGAGGAGTATCTGGAAGATGAGGAGAAGACCTATGGACAACAGGATT